AGTTTATGAGTGGTACACATCTGGACCTCGACAGAGGTTACAACCTGGCGGCAGAATAATAGTGGTGATGACTCGCTGGAATGTCGCAGACCTGACGGGAAAGTTAATGAAAGCGCAAGCAGAACCAAAAGCAGACCAATGGGAAGTAATCGAGTTTCCTGCAATCTTACCCAGCGGTAAACCCGTGTGGCCTGGATATTGGAAGCTAGAAGAGTTAGAAGCGGTGAAAGCATCAGTAAGTATATTAAAATGGAATGCGCAATACCAGCAAAATCCGACAGCAGCTGAAGGTAGTATTATAAAACGTGAGTGGTGGAAGCCGTGGGAGAAAGACAGCTTACCTCCATTAATGCATGTTATACAATCATACGATACAGCATTTATGAAAAAAGAAACTGCTGACTATTCTGCTATAACGACTTGGGGTGTATTTAAACCTAGTGAAGATGAACCAGCGCAATTGCTTTTAGTTGACATGGTAAAGGATAGATATGAGTTTCCAGAACTAAGACGCGTAGCAAAAGAACAATATGACTATTGGAAGCCAGAAACAGTGATAATAGAGGCTAAAGCTTCGGGCTTGCCTTTGACGTATGAATTGCGTAAGCTGGGTATACCGGTTATTAACTTTACACCTAGTAAAGGAAATGATAAACATACAAGGATAAACTCTGTAGCTCCGTTATTTGAATCAGGAATGGTTTGGGCACCGGAAACAAAATGGGCAGAGGAAGTGATTGAGGAATGCGCTGCATTTCCGTTAGGGGAACACGATGACCTAGTGGATAGTATGACTCAAGCTGTAATGAGATTTAGACAAGGTGGCTTTGTTGACCATCCAGAAGACTACGAGGATGAAGAATTGCCATCGCAACAAAGGACATATTACTAATGCAAAGAATCAAAGAACTAATAGAACAGATTAGTAAGATGATTATAAGGACAGTTAATGGTTCTTATAAAGGCACAATAACCACTAAAGTAAAAGATGACATTGTTGCTCTCTTAGAAAAGTCTAGTGACGATGTTATAAAGGGTACAAAAAAAATAGAAGACCAAACCGCAGAATTAAAAAAAATTGCAAAATTTTTAGACGACGCAGATGAAAAAGCAGGTATCTCAACAAAAGAAGAAATACCAGCTAACGTTACTAGGATTGATGATTACATAAAAAGAAAAGCAGATGAATTAGATGACACTCCAAAAGAAGGAATATTGACAGCAGGAGAATCTATTCCAACAAAACCATTGGATGATGCTGACGACTTTGCAAAGAAAAATTTTCCAGAAGCAAAATCAATACAAGAGTCTCTTAACGATGCTTTAAGAGATTTATCAAGTAGAACTGCAACGACAGTGGAGGAAGCAAGACAAGCTTTAATAAATGCTGCTAACGAAGCATATTTACCTGGTAGCCCAAAAAGAATGACAGATGAGGATGATGCTATGTTGCTTTCATACATAGAAACTCAACCTCGTTTAGATTTGTTAGAGTCTATTATAGAGAATGCAGACAGTGCACGAATACAAGAAACTAAAGAAACAGCAAGAAAAATAATTGCAAGTGAACAAAACCCTTCAGACTTAGGTTTTGCAAAAGAAGTTCCATTAAAAGACCCTATAAAAGAACTTGAGGATTTTTCTAACTTTGTAGGACAGGAAAATAAAATTTTAGGTGCTCTTGAATTAGAGATACAACAAAACGTTTTAAAAATGCAAGAGTTTATAAAACAAGGCGACATGGAAAGCGCTAAAAAAATAGCGGATGAAATAAAACGTATTGAGAAAGCAACGGAACAAGGAGGAGACTCTTTTATTGATAAAACATTTACACCACCAGATAGAACGTTAAATGCAGAAGGTGGTCGTATAGGTTTTGAACCTGGTGGAGATGTTCCGGGTAAAGGTAAACTACCAATGTCACGTAGAGGTTTTATGGGTATAATGGGTGGTGGAATTGCTGCAGCATTAACTGCTGGTAAAGGATTAATGCCAGCAGCAAAAACAGGTATCACCGCAGCAAAGACAATGTCAGCGCCAGGCATGCCTTCATGGTTCCCATTGCTTGTTAGTAAAATAGAAACTAAAGGTAACTTAGTATCACCAGCAGCACCAAATAAAGGCGAAGTAAATGCGGTGTACAAATACAAAGATGGCATGACAGAATATAGAATGGTAGAAGATGTAAATACAGGACGAATAGATATATACACTACAGCAGACGATGGAACTCAAGTTAGTTTTGAGTATGAGCCATCAATGCAAAGATATTTTGAAGATGGTAGCAGCGTTACAGAAGACCCATCGTTTTTTGTTGGAGAGTTTAGAAAAGGTTCTGAACCTTTGGGAGACTTTGAACAGTATTCAATGGGAATGGATGAAGTTAAATCAGACCTTCGTAACGTCATAGATTTTGCAACTCGAGGAACTACGATGAAAACAGAGGATTCAGTAACAAAATTTATTAAAGAAACAAAAAAACAAGAACCAGGATTTCAACAAGGTGGCCTAGTACCACCACAAGCAGGACCAATGTCAAGTGGCATGGGTTCATTATTTAGACAAAGGACAATATAATGGCTATAGACAAATCAAGTAAATTTGACCTACCTAATAATATTAGAACAAAAGTAAATGTTCCAAGCAAACAAGGTCAGATACAAGCTATACAAGAAAAGATGGCACAACAACAAAACCAACAACCTGTTGAGATAAATCAAACAGAAGATGGTGGTGTTGAAATTGATTTTGATCCAGGTGCCCTTTCTGGAGTAGGTTCAGAAACACATGATGAAAACTTAGCAACTTTATTAGAAGAAGATCAGCTTATTGAAATTGGATCACAAATTGTAGAAGACTATGATGAGAACAAAGCATCGAGACAGGACTGGGAAGACTCTTACACAAAGGGTTTAGATTTACTTGGTTTTAAATATGAGAATAGGTCAGACCCATTCCAAGGTGCATCAGGTGCAACACACCCTGTACTTGCAGAAGCTGTTACACAGTTTCAGTCTCTTGCATACAAAGAATTACTACCTGCATCAGGACCTGTTAGAACACAGATTATTGGTAAAGTAGATCAAGCAAAAGAAGATCAATCTGATCGTGTAAAAGAATTTATGAACTATCAATTAATGGTAGAGATGAAAGAGTACGAACCTGAGTTTGACCAAATGTTATTTAACTTACCATTAGCAGGTTCTACATTTAAAAAAGTTTATTACGATTCTGTCATGCAACGTTGCGTGTCTAAATTTATTCCTGCGGAAGATTTAGTCGTGCCTTATACTGCAACAAGTTTAGAAGATGCAGAATCAATTACACACAGCATCCGTATGTCAGGAAACGAATTATTAAAATACCAGCTAAGTGGTTTTTATCGCGATGTTGATTTAGTAGAAGGTGAACCATCACAAACAGATGTGTCAGATACAAAAGATCGTATATCTGGTGTAACTTCATCAAACGACGAAGTTATGACTTTGCTAGAATGCCACTGTGATTTAGATTTAGAAGGCTTCCAAGACGTTAATGAAGAAGGAGAAGCAACAGGATTAAAATTACCATACATTGTAACTGTTGATGAAGGAACAGGAACAGTTTTATCAATTAGAAGAAATTTCGACGCACAAGACCCACGACGCGCGCGCCGTGATTATTTTGTACACTTTAAGTTTTTACCAGGACTAGGCTTCTACGGATTCGGGCTTATTCACATGATCGGCGGTTTATCAAGAACTGCCACAGCCGCTCTAAGACAACTCTTAGACGCAGGTACGTTAGCAAATCTCCCGTCCGGATTCAAACAAAGAGGTATCAGAGTCAGAGACGAAGCTCAACCGTTGCAGCCGGGCGAGTTCCGTGATGTTGATGCTCCTGGTGGAAATTTAAGTGATGCGTTTATGCCATTGCCGTTTAAAGGACCAGATGGAACATTGTTACAGTTAATGGGTGTAGTCGTTCAAGCAGGTCAACGATTCGCGTCTATTGCTGATATGCAAGTGGGTGATGGTAATCAAAGTGCAGCAGTTGGCACGACCGTCGCGTTATTGGAACGCGGATCGCGGGTTATGTCAGCGATACACAAAAGATTGTATCAAGCATTAAAGTGTGAGTTTATGTTAATCGCAGATAACTTTGCGACATACTTACCAAAAGAATATCCGTATGATGTAGTCGGTGGACAAAGACAAATTTTTGCAACTGACTTTGATCAACGTATCGATATTATACCAGTCGCTGATCCAAACATATTTTCACAAACGCAAAGAATTAGTATTGCACAAACACAATTACAGTTGGCGATGTCTAATCCTAAGATGCATAACCTGTATCAAGCGTATCGTGATATGTATGAGGCGTTGGGTGTAAAAGATATTGACACCTTATTAAAAAAACCAAAACAACCACAACCGATGGACCCTGCAATGGAAAACATACAAGCATTAAGCGGTCAGCCATTTAAAGCATTTCCAGGACAAGACCACCAAGCGCACATGGATGCACATTTAAGCTACATGGGCACGATGATGGCACGTACAAACCCACAAATTATAGCGGCATTGCAAAAAAACATACTAGAACACATCACTTTGATGGCAACAGAGCAAGTTCAGTTAGAATTTAAGGACGAAATTATGGAAATGCAACAAATGGGACAGCAAATGCAACAAATGCAGATGCAAGCACAAGGAAATCCGCAAATGATGCAACAAATGCAGCAAAATCCGCAGGTACAACAGCTACAAAACCAAATAAAACAGGTAACAGAGGCTATTGAGGCCAGAAAAGCCAAATTAATTGCCGAAACAATGGCAGAATACCTTGAAGAAGAGAAAAAAGTGCTAAATCAGATCGATAATGACCCATTACTAAGGTTAAAGAGCGATGAAATACAGCTAAAGGCTAAAGAAGAAGAGAGAAAACGCGAAGAAGGCGAAACTAAAGCTGAAATGGACGCACTAAAAATGTTACAAAACAGACAAATTGCAGAAGATAAACTTGAGCAAGATGACGAACATGCTAAGCTTAGAGCATCAGTATCACTTGCAAAAGATGGTATAAAACAGATGCAAGCAACCATTAAGGAAGGTAATTAATGGCTAAATACGGTGATCACAGAGAAGGAATGGGTGGTTTAGGTGTAAATGATCCTGGTGGAAAAGGTTTTGGTGCAGACAAAACAGGGCAAGGTCCAGATAAACCTTCTTTTATGGACAACTTAAAAACTGATTTTAAAGACACTTTTAATCTTAAAAACCTTGCAGGTTTTGGGGTTGAAAAGGGAATACAAAGTTTAATGTCTAACCACCCTGGAATATATGGTACATTTGGTTTAATAAGAGGGATACCTGCAATTGCGAAAATGTTTGGTCTTGAAGTATCACCAGGTGAAATGACCCAAGAGGACATGGATAAGGCAGCTAAACAAGATAGACCCTTATTTAACCAACCAGCAGAACCTAGTTTTTCGTACAATGATCCTTTGTTAATGGAAAGATATCAAGCTTATTTACAAGCTGGTTA